TTAACCCCAATGGCACCACGCGGCCACGGACCCTGGCTAGCGCAGCTAACGGCGCCATCGTCCAGGGCAACGCGGCAGATGTCACTGTCATCCAGTCGCAAAAGGGCCAAGACCTGCAGATTGCTAGCGCCACCATTGATCGCATCGAGTCGCGCTTGCAGTTTGCGTTCATGCTCAACACCGCGATTCAGCGGCCTGGCGAACGCGTGACCGCCGAAGAGGTGCGTTACATGAGCCAAGAGCTTGAAGCCTCCATCGGAGGCCTCTATTCAATTCTGACGCAGGAATTGCAGCTGCCATTGGTGCGCAGGCTGATGCACATTTTGCGCAAGCAGCGCAAGCTGCCTGCCTTCCCTAGCGGCCAATCTGGCGAGCCTTTGGTTAACCCAAAACCAGTCACAGGTCTTGAAGCAATCGGCCGCGGCGATGACCGCAACAAGTTGGTTGATTTCATAACTACGGCGCAACAAGCATTAGGGCCGGAAGTTATGACTAAATTCATCAATGTCGACGAAGCGTTGCGTCGCTTGGCGGCAAGCGGTTCTATCGATACAACCAACCTGGTGAAAACCCAGGAACAGTTACAGCAAGAAGCCGAAGCTGCTGCACAAGCTCAACAGGCAATGCAGCAGCAGCAAATGATGACTGACATGCTCAAGTCATCAGCCGCCGGCCGAATTGCCGACAACTACACACAACCAGGAGCACCCTATGGCCCGCAGTACACGGAAGAAGGAGGAGTCCCCGGACCAGTCCCCAACAGCCTCCCAGACATCAGCCTCGGAGGAGCAGTCCCAGGACAGCCTAGTGGGCCCACCGGCGACGCCGGAACCGCCGGCTGAGTACGAAATTATTCAGATCGGCGAAATTCCTGAACCCAAAAAAGTAGAAGTCGAGAAGCCCGTCGTCACTGTCGACGAAGACGGCACCATCCAAATCAAATAGGAGTTACATGCCTGAACCCGTAACCATCAAGACCGAACCGACGCCCGCAATGGCGCCAGACCAGGAGCAAACTCCTGAAGGCGATATTCAAATTCAGGGCGAGGAACAGCTTCTTGCTGGCAAATACAAGAACGTCGACGAGCTGGTCAAGGGCTACAAGGAACTTGAGGGCCAAGTTGGCCAGCAAGCACCTGAGCCTGAGCAACCAACAGAAGAAGCTGGTGAAGTTGAAGAGACTGATCCAGCTGATGCCAATGCCATTTATGGCGAAGTTGTTGGCACTCGGCTGACTGAGGCTGGCGTCGACTTCCAGGGCATGAACAGCCGCTGGCAAGAGACTGGCTCGTTGACTGACGAGGACTACGTCAGCCTTAACGACGCTGGTTTTAGCCGCGACATGGTGGATGCCTACCTGTCAGGCCTGCAGTACCAATCCAACAAAGATGCTCAGCTTGCGTCACAGCAAGTCATGGACATCAAGGCTGAGTTTGGCGGTGAGCAGGCCTACGGCGAGATGGTCCAGTGGGCCAGCTCAAACTTGTCCGAGGCCGAGATTGGTGCTTTTAACAAGGCCATCTCGTCACCTGACGTCGAGCAAGTTCGCTTTGCTGTGGCCGGTCTAAACAGCCGGTATCAGAACCAAGCTGGCATTGAGCCCAAGCTTGTTGGCGGCAAGACTGCGCGCAGTAGCGAAAGCAAGTTTGAGTCAACAGCTCAGTTGGTAGAGGCGATGAACGATCCTCGCTATCAAACAGACCCTGCCTATCGGCGGAAGCTAGAGGAGAAGTTGAGTCGATCAAATGTCTTCTAGGCGCATGCCCTGGTTTACCCAGGGCTTTTTTATTGGGTATATTTCTAATACCTAGACCCCTCACGGAAGCTCTGGCCCTCTGCGGAGGACACCCTTTGTGAAGGTGTTGGCGACGGGTAGCAACCATTCATTAACTACAATCCGTGGCTAATTTCACTGCCTCTCGGCTTGGCCTAGTCAACAACACGGGCACTTCCTACGACGCCTTGTTCCTCAAGGTATTCGCAGGAGAGGTACTTTCTGCCTTCAAAAAGAGCACAATTTTCGAGGATCTTCACGTCACTCGTAGTATTGCTTCGGGCAAAAGTGCACAATTTCCAATTATTGGCCTTAGCTCAACTTCATATCATACGCCTGGCACCCAACTGACAGGTAACGCCATCAAGCACGCAGAAGCCACTGTGCTGATTGATGACAAGCTGGTGAGCAATGTCTTCATCGCAGACATCGATGAAGCCAAGAATCACTACGATGTGCGGGCTGAATACACCCGTCAAATGGGTAATGCACTGGCATACACATTTGACCAGAATGTGTCAGCAATGATCGCGAAAGCGGCTCGTACCACTACGAACTTCAACACCGATCTGCCTGGCGGTTCTGCCGTCAACATCACTCCTTCCTCTTCTAACAAAGCAAACATCACAGGCGCACAACTTGCGACTGCGTTGTTCTCTGCTGCGCAGAAGATGGATGAGAACTCGGTCCCTGAGGATGATAGATACTGCGCTCTTGCGCCCCGCGAATACTACAAATTGGTCCAAGAGACCAACGTAATTAACCGCGACTGGGGCGGCCAAGGCGCTTACGCCGAAGGCACCGTGCTGAAGGTTGCCGGCATCCAGATTGTTAAAACCAATCACCTGCCGACCACCAACCGTTCTGCTGCTTCTGGCGAGAACAACGACTACAGCGCCAACTTCACCAACAACGTTGGCCTGGTGTTCAACCGTCAAGCCGTCGGCACCGTCAAGCTGATGGACCTGAAGATGGAGCAAACAGGGCAAGACGTGCATGCTCTTTACCAGGGCACGTTTATGGTCGGCTCTATGGCTCTCGGCACCGGGATCCTGCGTCCTGACTGTGCAGTTGAGATCACCTTCTCTTGACCGTATCCTGAAGGGGCCTACGGGCCCCTTTTTTTATTGGAGATCACCATGCACAAGAAAGGAAGCAAGGGCGGCAAGAAAGGCGGTACTAAGAAGAAGGGGTACTGATGCCTGCCAAGAAACGGGGCCTATACGCCAACATTCATGCCAAGCGGCGCCGCGGTGAAGCCCCCCGCAAGCCAGGCAGCAAGGGTGCGCCAACTGATAAGGCGTTCCGCGACTCTGCAAAAACAGCCAAGAAAAAGAAGAAGTGACCCATGGCACTTGCAAGAACTAGCTTTTTAGAAGCCGTCAACCGCGTCTTGCAAATGCTGGGCGAGGCCCCGGTCAACAGCCTGCAGGGTCAGTTTGGTCTGGCCAAGCAGGCTGAGGACGCGCTTACTGATGTGAGTCGTCGGGTGCAAGCCGAAGGGTGGTCGTTCAACACTGACTACGAAGTCACGCTTACGCGCAACACAAACGACGAAATTGCTGTCGGCAGCAACGTAAGCCGTGTCGTGGTCGATCCGTTGACCTACCCGGACTATGACGTCATTCAGCGTGGCAGCAGGCTGTATGACCGTCGCCGCAATCTTTACACGTTTACAGAGGACGTAAAGGCAGACGTCACCTACTTAATGGATTGGGATGACCTGCCTGAACACGCTCACCACTACATCACGATCAAGGCTGGGCGGCAGCTCCAGGAGGCAATCCTTGGCAGCGAAGACCTGACCAAGATCAACCTGTCGCAAGAGCTAGAGGCGCGCAGTCAATTCTTGGAAGAGGAGACAACCAAGAGCGAGCACAACATGCTGCGTGGCAACCCGAACCACACCAGCGTTCTCAACACCTACATCCCGAGTCGCGCCCTGCGTCGCCTGTAGTTATGCCTCTGATCAGCAGCACGATTCCAAACCTCATCAATGGGGTGAGCCAGCAACCTGCTGCGCTGCGGTTGTCGTCGCAGGCTGAGTCAGTCGTGAACTGCATGTCCAGCCCTGTGGAAGGACTGAAGAAACGGCCGCCGATGAATCATGTAGCGCGACTGTTTACAGGCAGCGCAGGATCTACCAGGCCGTTCACGCACATCGTCGACCGTGACGGCAACATTCAGTACCTGATCCTGATTCAGGACGGCGCCATTAAGGTGTTTGACCTAGACGGCACGCAACGCACGGTTACAGCACCAAACGGCACGACTTACCTAGATGTGACAGGCGACCCGTCGTCGCAGTTTCGGGTTGCATCGATCGCTGACTTCACGTTCATCGTCAATCGCGAGAAGACGGTGGCGATGGACACGTCGCAGACGGCGTACAACTGGGGCACCAAATCCATGGTGTTCATCAAGGCAGCTGACTTCAACACCACTTACCGCGTCAACCTAAACGGCACAGAAAAGACGCACACCACTGGCAATACCACTGGCAGCGCGCCTGACACGGTGACGATTGCTAGCGACCTTGCGAGCCAGCTCAACACCATAAGCGGCTTTACGGTCACGTCTGACGACTACATCATTCGCATTACCAAGGACGATGGTGGCGATTACACGCTGACCAGCGGCGACACAGTCAACGCAACATCGACTTCAGCAATTAAGGACACGGTCAATGACATCACTGACCTGCCAACAATTGCTGAGCACAACTTCACCGTAAAGATCAAAGGCTCGGCTGCGACTGAGTTTGACGACTACTACGTCAAGTTTGAAACAACGTCTGGCAGCGGTTTTGGCCCTGGCGTGTGGCGAGAGACCGTAGCTCCTGGCCTGAACTACCTGTTCAATCTCGACACCATGCCGCACACGCTGGTGCGCAACGCCAACGGCACGTTCACGTTTGACCGGTTTGCGTGGACTGGCCGCATGGCTGGCGATCTCAACACTGCGCCTGACCCAACGTTTGTCGGCAGCCAAATTAAAAACATCAACCTGTTCCGTAACAGGCTTGTGTTCCTGGCAGACGAAAACGTCATCTTGTCGGCAGCTGATTCGTTCGACAGGTTTTGGCCTGAATCAGTGCAAACCGTTGTCGACTCAGATCCGATTGACATCAGCAGTGGCGGCACAGAGATCAACTTCTTAACCAGCAGCCTGGCGTTTGCGAACACGCTGCTGCTGTTTAGCCGCCATGGTCAGTTTCGATTAGACACAGGCTCTACAACAGTTGGCGCGCCGCTTACGCCACGCAGTGCAACGGTCACTGCAACGACAACGTTCAACGGACTCGATGACGTCGATCCAGTTGGCGTTGGCCGGACGATCTATTTCGGCATACCTAAGGGCACGTTCACTGGCTTGCGTGAGTTCTTCTTGCCTGACGCCAGTGGCCCCATGCCGTTGTCAGAAGAGGTGACGTCATCGGTGCCACGCTTTATTCCAGGCAACTTGGTCAACGTCGCAGCTTCTGTGTCGGAAGAGTGCATCGTGATGCTGAGCAAAGACGAGCCGCGTCGGCTCTACCTCTACAAGTTTTTCTTTGAGGACGACACCAAGCTGCAATCGTCTTGGTCCTATTGGGAAGTCGCAGACAACAAGTCGATCATTGGCGTCAGCATTTTGGACAGCGACATGTACGTCATCGTCCAGTGCTCAGATGGCGTCTACCTAGAAAAGACGTCGCTGCGAGCAGAGAACGTGGACAGCGGCACTAATTTTGAGATCTTGCTTGACCGCAAGGTCACAGAAGCAGAGTGCACGGTGGCGTTGACCAATGCGTCTGGCCTGGACCTGGAGTCAACGATCACGCTGCCCTACCCAATTGCCAACGCCAACAGCACTGTGGTGGTTGGACGCTATGCCGCTGGCAATACGCTGAACCACGGCAACGTCATTCTGCCAACCAGTGAAACGCTGACTGGTGGGGCTGGAGGCAACGGCACTTTGGTTGTGCGTGGCGATCTGACTAACGCCAAGTTCTACGTTGGCGAGCGGTATGACATGACCTACGAGTTTTCTACGCCGTATTTGAAAGAAGAGCCGCCAGGTGGCGGCATTGCCGTGGCTGCTGGCCCTGTGCTGCAGCTGCGGACCTGGACGTTGATCTATGACGACACGTCGCACTTTGACCTAAAGATCACACCACAAAGCCGTGATACGTCGACCTATCCGTTTAACGCCCGCACGGTTGGCAGCGGCCAGTTTCCGCTTGGTACTCCGGGTTTGCGAACAGGATCATTTCGTGCGCCGGTGATGTCTAAGAACACTGAGGCAAAAATTGAATTGTTTAGTGACAGTCCGCTACCGTGCAGGGTGCAATCAGCTGAATGGGAAGGGTGGTATCACAGCCGGGCCAAGAGGCTGTAACTCGTGCCTATCAGCGACCATCAACCATTCTTGACGTTTCCTGGGTTGCCGATGGCATGCGCCAGGCAGACGTTGATGAAGTGAAGGCGCAGTCAGGGCTTACGCCACGCGAGTCCTTGCTCTATTCTTTTTTTATGAGCAGCCCCTGCATGACAATTGTTAGCCGTCATGGCGACCCAATTGGCATGTGGGGTGTTGTGCCTGAGGGCCAAACCGCTGGCCGCATCTGGATGCTGGGCCGAGATGAAATGCTGACGGACGTCCACGACAAGTGGGAGTTTCTGCGGCAATCACGCATTCACCTGGCCAATCTGCACGCGATGTATCCCGTGCTTTTTAACTTTGTTGATGCGCGCAATGCGGTGCATTTGCGGTGGCTGCGGTGGATGGGGTTTACATTCATCAGCCGCAATGACAACTACGGCCCTGAAAAGCGGACCTTCTACGAGTTTGTGAGGATCTGAGGCATGTGCGGGCCAGTAGGAATTGCGCTTGGTGTTGTATCTGCCGGCCTTGGCATCATGCAGGCCCAGGCCCAATACCAGGCTGCGCAGGAACAAGTTCGCTACAACAACCAAGTTGCGCGCCAGCAATACGAAGTCAACGTGATGAACGCCGAGTTTGCTCGGCAGTCAGAGGCGCAGAAGGTAGCGGCAAGAGAACAGCAGATTGAGCAAAACACTGCACTTGCGCGGGCTGCTGAGGCTGAAAAGATTTCGCAGGCAAGGCAGCAATACATCGAAAAACAGCTGCAGACTGCCAAGGACAAACGCGAGGCAGACCTTGAAGCGAGACGAGCACGCGGCGCTTTATTGGCTTCTGGGCGAACCGGAAACGTTATGCAGACATTGCTTGCTGACGTCGATCGGCAGGCTGGTCGATTTGATTTTTACAGCGAGCGCAATCTGGCGTTTGCTGGGACAAGGGCACAGCAGGAAGGTCGCGCTGCGACCATAGAAAGGATTAACAGGGTCAGCAGCATTCAACCGTATATGCCGCAAGAAATTCTTGATCCGTTTGAACCGGTCTATCAACGAGCGCCAAGCAGTACACCGTATGTACTGCAGGGGGCTGGTGCCGTTATTGGCGGCGCGCAGACAGGTTTAGGAATAGAAGGTTCAATTAACCAAGCCGGCTTCAAGTGGGACGGCAAGCAAGGTAAGTACGTCAGGTAGCAATGGCAAAACTTTCTTTCGGCAAATCAGCTGGCAACACCAACCGCCGCACGTCGCAGCGTCTCCAGGGCGGTGCGCTTGGCCAACAGGGCGGTACGACTCCTCTGCCTACCTTTGGGCTAGAAGCTCCTGATGTAGAACCGTCAGTCGTTGCGACCGACGTCTATGCACGTCCGACTGAACTACAACCGGCAGCACGCACGCAGGCGTCTTACACAAGGCCGCTTGAGCCAACATCGATTAGTGACCTGCAGCGCCTGGGCGAGGCCCTGGGTGGCTTTAATAAAAACCTGCAGAACTTGGCGACGACGACTGTCGACTTTATTGGCGAGCGCGAGAAGCGACTTAAGGCAGAAGCGGAAGAAGAAGCAGCTGGAACGGTGTTTGGCACTCAAGAGTTCGGACGGCTGCGCAAGTTAAAGAATGAATTTGAAGAGGTATCAAAAGACCCAAATGCAACACCGGAAGAGCGTCAGCAAGCAAAAGAGGCTGTTGAGCGGGTGCAAGCTGAGGTCAGCACTAACCCGCACTACCCCAGCGCACTGCGCAGGCTGCAGGTGCAAACGCGTGCTGTCGGCATCGGGAGCTGGATTGACAGCAATCCAACAGTCACTGACGCCAAAGGCAACGAAAGGACGTTGCGTGAGCTAAAGCCAAACAGCTCTGAGTTTTTTGCTGTAGTTAACGACCACATTTATGGCGGCGAAGTGCTGACGCCACGCGAGGCGCGCAAGCTGCAACCAATCTTGCTGCAAAGCTTGTCTGTTGCGCAGTCAACGCAAGCGCGTAACCACCGGGCGTACAAGAAGGAACAACTGACGGCGTTTAGCAATCAGCGAATTAACCTTGCCGTCCAGGCTTATCAAGGTGGTGGCACCTACGAGGATTTAGCAAGAGACCTGCAGGAAGGATTTGAAGACCTTGGCCCTAAAGGCGATCCAACTTTGACGCTGGCAGAAAGTCGTGACGCTCAAAACAATTACATTTCTGACGTTGTGAGCGCTCTTAACAGCTCGCCAAAGAGACCAAAAAGCTTTGACCAGGTTCTTGGTTTGCTTAGACCGTTGATGACTGGCCCGGTTGCTGATCGATTTGTAGACGGCAAGGTCAACGAAAAGCTGCGGGCCATTAACAACATGGACCCTGCTGAGCTGGCGCGGCTGCAAGTCCAGTGGGAACGTGAAACATCAAGCCGTGCTGCGCGGGCAAAAGAACAGCAAGCTCTTAACGACGACGATTACATCAATACTGAAATTGTTTCGTTAAATGAGCTATACGAGTTTGGCCCTGACGGCGTCGCAACTCCGCAATCAATGCAAAGATTTCAGGACGCCAAGCTTGATCTGCAAGAAAAGATCATGGAAGAAAACATGGCTGATCCTGCGCGGCAAACGCGATTGCTCAAGCTGTTAGACGCACGCACAGCTGAGTATCCAAAAGCATGGCGCAGGGACATGCTGCAAGAGTTTGACAAGGGCTACAACCAAGATCTTGACTTGTTGATGGCTGACCCGTCAACGCAAGACGCAGTGCTAAATCGTGTGCAAAAAGCTTATGACGATGGGGTGTTGAACAGTCAGCAATACAACCAAAGGCAGGGAGAAGTGCGCCGGATCATGGAGGGCACGTTTAGGGATTCTGGCAAGGCAATGACAGAAGCAATTAACAGGGTCGAAGATAATTACCTAAACAACGCAAAATCATCTACTTCGCCTGGCGGGCTCGCTACGGACGTTGAGACGCGATTGTTTGAAGTGGCTAAGCCAGCAATGATGAAGGACGGCAGAAAGCTAATGCG